TGACCAATCACTGCCGCCATCGGTCATATAGTACGTTATCTCTGCGTTTGTTACTGGGTCGAATAACTCTTTGTTACTCTGTAGATCAAATTTCTCAAGTCTTGTAGGACCAAGATTTCCAATCATGTTTATCTGAAATAGTCCGTAAGAACTATCTCCTGTATTCCTATTCCCGTTATATGCAAGCGGTCTTCCATTAGATTCACGCTTTGCTATGGACCAAGCTTTTTTAAGGCCTACTCCTTCAAACCCTACAGTCTCAAGTAATAGTTTTAACTCTTCGTCTGTAAGCATCTCAGATGGTTTGTAAATTTCTTTACTAAAGCTATCTAAGACTTCTTGCTTTAATTGGGCTTCAGTTTTCACTAAAGGTGCTACTACAGTTAAAGCGCTAGATGATGGTTGTCCAGAAAACAAAAACAGTGTTGTCACTGCTATTATTGTCCAGTCACGAACTAAATCGCTAAACTGTTGCTTTATATTCTCCATTGGCATTTCCTCCTATAGAGATAACGAACTCTAAGAATAGCATTAAATGCAAACAACTGTCAAGTTAGTTGACTAAAACACTATCTCACATAATGATACTTTTAAAAATATTTTTAACCCCTAGACCACTAAATAAAAGTTTGATACACTAGGACTTCACTTAAAATTAGCACCGCAAGGCGGAGAAAAGGTCGTATAGCAAATGTCAAAAACTATTGAAAATCCTTATGAAAACTTTATTGCTTTATCTAGATATGCAAAATGGGTAGAAGCAGAAGGACGTAGAGAAACTTGGGGAGAAACAGTAGATAGATATTTTACATTTATGACTAATCATTTAAAGACAAACCACAATTATATTCCAAATGAAAAGCTTGTTGCGGAATTAAAAGAGTTTGTTTTTGAACGAAATGTAATGCCATCTATGAGATCAGTAATGACTTCAGGCGCTGCTTTAGAAAGAGATAATGTTGCTGGGTATAACTGTGCTTTCCTTCCAGTTGATTCCCCTCGCTCATTTGATGAAACAATGTATGTGCTTATGTGTGGAACTGGTGTTGGATTCTCAGTTGAATACAAGTACATTAATAAACTTCCAGCAGTACCAGAAAAACTTGAAAAATCAGATACTGTAATTGTTGTTGAAGATTCAAAACAAGGTTGGGCTAAAGCTTACCGTGAATTACTTGCATTACTATGGACAGGACATATCCCAGCGATTGATGTTTCTAAAGTTAGGCCCGCTGGAGCAAGACTTAAGACAATGGGTGGAAGATCCTCTGGACCACAACCACTTATAAATCTTTTTGATTTTACAATTGCAAAATTTAAAAATGCGGCAGGCAGAAATCTTAAGCCAATCGAATGCCACGACATAATGTGTAAAATTGGTGAAGTTGTTGTTGTCGGTGGAGTCAGACGCTCAGCAATGATTTCTCTTTCTAATATCAACGATATTGAAATGGCCCAAGCCAAGTCTGGAAACTGGTGGGAACAAAGTCCACAACGTGCATTATCAAACAACTCTGTTGCATACTCACGCAAGCCAGAGATGGAGCAATTTATTGCAGAATGGAAATCTCTTTATGATTCAAAGTCGGGAGAACGAGGTATATACAATGTGGCCGCAGCTCAAGCCCAAGCAGCCAAGTTTGGAAGAAGAGATCCAGATATACACTATGGAACTAACCCGTGCTCAGAAATTATTTTACGTCCTTATCAGTTTTGTAACCTTTCAGAAGTCGTATTACGTGAAAATGATACAAAGAAAGATATTGAACGTAAAGTTGAGCTTGCTACAATTCTTGGTACCTGGCAATCAACACTGACAGACTTTAAATATCTTCGTAAAATTTGGAAAGACAACACGGAAGAAGAGAGACTTCTTGGGGTTTCTCTTACAGGGCAGTTTGGCCATAAGTTTATGTCTGGCAAAGAAGATCTAGTAATGCTTGAGTCATTCTTAATGACAATGCGTGAAAGAGCAAGAGAAGTTAATAAAGAAGAGGCTGGGAAAATTGGGATTCCTGAGTCTGCCGCTATTACTTGCGTAAAGCCTTCTGGAACAGTATCTCAATTGGTCGGGGTATCTTCAGGAATGCATCCATGGCATTCACCGTATTACATTCGTACAGTTCGTGGCTCAAAAGGAGATCCTATCTCTACATTTTTGAAAGAAGTAGGAATTCCAGTAGAAGACGATGTAATGAAGCCAAACGACACTTATGTATTTTCATTTCCAGTAAAAGCACCAGAAGGTGCAATTGTTAGAAATGATTTAACAGCTATCCAGCACTTAGACATATGGCTAGTCTATCAACGTGCTTGGTGCGAGCATAAGCCATCGATTACTGTTTCTGTAAAAGAAGAAGAGTGGATGGAGGTTGGTGCTTGGGTCTATAAGAATTTTAATGAGGTTTCTGGAATTTCATTCCTACCTCACTCAGAACACACATACAAGCAAGCTCCATATCAAGAAGTATCTAAAGAAGAATATGAGGCGCTTGCTGAAAAAATGCCTAAAAATATTCGATGGGAAGACCTATCATTTTATGAAACAGAAGATGGAACATCACCCTCTGCCACCCTTGCCTGCAGCTCAGATGGAAATTGCGAGCTTGTAGATATTTCAGCATAGTGGTAGAATTATAGTATTCGGCCAAGGCCGAAAATTCCAAGGGCAAATTGCCCACAAGGAGATAATAAAATGGCTAAATTTGCAAAAGCAGATTTAAATAAAGATGGGAAAGTAACTATGCAAGAACAGATCCTAGCAGCATTGGCAAGCTACGGAAGAGCATTTCTTTCAGCAGCTCTAGCCTTATATATGACAGGCAATACAAATCCTAGAGATTTATTGCTTGGCGGAGTAGCAGCAGTAGCACCCGTAATTTTAAAGGCATTAAATCCAAATGATAAGAGTTTTGGATTTGTTAACAAAGCCTAACTTATAGTCAATTAGGAAGTCCCTTGTGCTAAAATTGGCATAAGGGCTTTTCTAATTTAGGGGTAAATGTGGCAGCGCAAAAAAATTTTGAAGTAGACCAAAATACAACTTTCACATTTGAAGTACAGTATTTGGATGAAGCACAAACCCCAATTCAATTAAACTTTCACACCGCAAAACTGCAAGTTAGAGACACCCAGGGTGGCAAAAAATTAGCATTTACATTAACAGAGCAAGATGGGATACAGATTAGTCCTACAGAAGGAAAGCTAAAGATTTCTATTTCTGCCGACAGAACAAACAAGATGTTTTATCCAAAATCTGCATACGACCTAGTTATAGTTGACCCAAGCATTAATAAGACAAGATTATTAGAGGGGTACATGACCCTAAATAGGTCGGTAACAGTATAATGGCAACACGTTTAATAGTAACCGAAAACAATCCTTTAGTAGTCGTAAGATCTACTGGTGCGCCAGGGCGCACAATTATAAGCGGAGCAGGAAATCCAAACAATGCTCTTGGAGTTCCTGGAGATTTTTATTTTGATACAAATACAACAAGATTCTGGGGTCCAAAAGACATACAGACAAATACGTGGAATATAGCAAAAAGTTTCATTTTGGATAAGCAGATATCACTGACTCATTCTTGGGAACTAGCACAGATAGTTGGACCAGTAAATGGAATTTACTCGTTGCCAATAACACATAACCTTGGGTTCCACCCCAATGTGACCGTTAAGTCAAGTGCTGGGGATATATTAGAAACTGGAATAGACTATAATAGTATAAACATATTAACACTGACTATGGCACAACCGTTTTCAGGGACAGCATATCTGTCATAAGGGAGAAAGAAAATGGCAAAAAAGTTTTTAGTTAGCATTGATCTCAATAAAAATGAGCTCTTAAATGCTAGAATTCAGAATTTAGGCTCAGCCCCATCTAACCCAGTAATTGGTCAAATTTACTATAACAGTGGCGACAATGTTATGTATTACTACAATGGACTAGCATCACCAAACGGTCCATGGCAATCAATGAGTGGTTCTCAAGAAGTAATTCAAGATGCAATCGGCGCTTCAGTTGAAGGCGGAGTTGGCTTAACAAAAACATACGTTGATTCTACAGGAATCACAACAATAGATTTAGATAACACAGCAGTAACAACTGGTTCATACGGATCACAAACAAAGATACCGACATTTACCGTAGATCAGCAAGGTAGACTAACTGCAGCTGGTGAAGTTGATGTAGCAACAGAGCTTGCAATAACTGGAGACACTGGAAGCACATCTATTTCATTACTTACAGAAGGATTAACTGTAAATGGTGGAGAAGGAATTGATGTTGCTGTAACAAATAATGCAATAAC